TCGTGACGTCGCCCGCGTGCAGGACCGTGAGCGCCATCCGGGCGAACTGGAGTTCCGCCTGCCGGAGCCAGCCCGCGACCTTCGCGAGCCGGCCGTTCAGGCCTTGCTGGTCGATCTGCTTCGACACGCCGGACTGGGCTACCGTGCCGCCGGTGGTGCCCGCCGGCTTGACCCGCGCCGTCGAGCGGTCGATGCCGTCGCGGAGGTCGGCCTTGTTCAGCCGGATCGACTCCGCCCCGCCCTTGGGGAAGTCGACGACCTCGAACCCCTCGTAGCTCGCCGTGCCGCCCTGGGTGTTCTTCTTCTTCGGCAGGAGCCACGACGGGCCGATCGGGATGGTGCCGTCGGCCTGCACGTAGTCCTCGGGGCCCTGCAGGAGCGGGTGGGCCTGGGTGGTGTCGCTGAGGATCAGCTCGGAGTCGCGGTTGTAATACTCGCGTTGGAGTTCGGCCACGACCTCGTACCGGGGGACGCCGACGTTGTTGCAACGCCCCTTGCGTCCGGTGAAGCACCGCACCAAAGGCACGCGGCCGTGGCGATGCTCGCCGGTGGCGATCGGCTCCCCGCCGACGCCGTAGAGCGTCCAGCCGGCGGGCGTCCAGTGGCGGAGGCGTTCGGCCCCGCGCCCGTCGCGCTCCCGGACGGTCGCCTCGGCATAGGTGCCGTCGGCGTTCAGCCGCCACCAGACGACGTTGTCCGGCAGGACGTGGGTCGCGACGCAGCGGTCGAGCCCCAGCCGCCGCACGTCGGCCTCGGTGGCGACGGGCTGCCCCTCGGGGGCCTCGGGGCGGTCGAAGAGGACGTCGAGGTTGCCGCACGCCAGGAGCAGCGGCGCGGCCGTCTCGCTGATCCAGGCGTCGATGGGCGTGCCCTGGCCGTCGACGTCGGCCCACCACGCCTTGAGTTCGTCGGGGCCGTCGCGCTCGACCTCGCGGGCGAAGACCCGTTCGAGGTGCCGGGTGATCGCCTCGGCGGTGAAGTCGGGGACCGGCGTCCGGGCGCGGCGGAGTTCGTAGTCGTCGTCGCTGGCGTAGGTGCCCGGGGGCTCGGCCGTCAGGTTCATGAACGGGGCGCCCGAGCCGACCTCGCGGGGGTCGGGGTACTCGCGCTTGTGGCGGATCAGGTTGCGGATCGGCAGGCCCCGGCGGTCGGTGCCGTAGACGGCGTTCCGGTAGCGCTCGCCCCCCTCGAGGGAGTCCTGCAGCCACCGCCAGCGCACCTGGAACTCCTCCCACTCGGGGTGGCGTCGGCGCCAGGGCTCGCGGTCGTCGAGGTCGCGGAGGGGCATGGGGGTCTCAGGTCTTCTCGCCCATGTGCTCGTTCGCCCACTTCAGCACGAACGACGCGAGGGCCTCGGGCGTGCTGAACACGTGGGCCGTGGTGATGTCGCGGAAGTCGGCACGGACCGGGGGCCAGACGACGAACCCGTTCCGCACGCGGCTCACGTCGAGCGAGTCGTCGGGCTTGGCGGTGCGGCGGGACTCGAAGTCGGGGTCGCCGTATCGGGGCCGGTCGCTCATCGTCAGCAGCCCGCCGGCACGAACACCCGCGCCGTCCCCCACTCCATCGCCCCCTCGATGCTCTTGCGGGCGAAGGCGGCGACGTCCGCCATTCTGGCGGTCTTGCACGGTTTCTTCGGCCCGCCCTTGGGAGCCTTGGGGGTCTTCGGGGTCTTCGCCATCTCAGAACACCTTTCGCGCCGGCATCCGACGCATCAGAGGTTGGGGCTTGCGGCCCTCGGGGAACACGTCCATCAGGCCGCCGCGGAGGGCGTCCATCAGGTCCTCGTGGGGGTGCTGGGGGTCTTCGGGGCGGTCGATCCACTGCCCGCCGCGTTTCGCCCGGCGGTAGTTGCTGAACGCCTCGATGAGGTTGCGGCACCGGGGGTGCACGGCCAGGCCGGGCGGGTCCACGGCGACGAAGGACTCGAGCAACGCGAGCCCGTCGGCGACGCTCCCGGGGTAGCTCGGCCAGCCGACCAGACCCCTGAGCCCCGCCCGCTCGTACTCGCCGAGGACCGTCGGGCCGATCGACGTCGCGGAGCGGCCGGCGGGGTCGATCGTGCCCCGGTCGTACCGCCCGCCGCAGAGTTCCGCCGTCCGGACCCGGATCGCCTCGGCGGCGGAGGACGCGGGGAGTCCGAAGGCGTAGTAGTCGCCGAAGACGCTCACGCGGGGCTCGTCGCCCCTCCTGACCTGGAACCAGACGGCGGCGGTGTGCACGCCGCAGTCGATCGCGAGGTGCACCGGGAACGCCGGGTCGAACTCGGCGAGCGGGGAGACGTGGCCGTCGCCGAAGGTCTCGAACCACTGGCCCTCGCCGGCCGCCCACAAGCCTTCGAGGAGGCGCTTGCGGCGGGTGCCCGACAGGAGGTCGAGCCGCGCCATGTACTCGCGACCGAGGGCCGTCCACTCGCCCCGGCGTTCGTCGTAGAGCGCCGGGTTCGCCCGGTGCGTGGTGTCCCAGAGTTCCAGCTCGCCCGCGACGGACCTGGACCGAATCCAGTGGGACGGGTCGCCGGGGTTCGTGTCGCCGATCAGGTAGCCGAAGTCCGTCGAACGCCCGGGGCGACCCAACCGCGAGGACAGCGTGTCCCAGGCGGTCGCGTCCAGCTCGATCGCCTCGTTGACGTAGACGATGTCCCAGGCGGTCGAGAGGATGCGGTCGGGCTTGTCCAGCCCCCCGAGGACGATCTCCGACCCCGACGGGTAGCGGTAGCTCTGGCGGTTGTGCCGCGACGCGCCCGAGGCGACGGAGCCCATGCCGTCGGAGGGCAGGATCTCCTGTTCGAGCGTCACGCACACCGACTCGGTCAGGCTCGCGCGGGTGCGGCGACAGATCAGGATGCGGACGTTCGGCAGGTCGGCCGCGATCAGGTGCAGCGTCTGCACGATGGCGTACGTCTTGCCCGTCCCGGCCGGGCCGCACACCACGAGCAACTTCGGCAGCGTGCCGGACTCCATCGCCCGGCGGAGCCGCAGGTCAAGACCGACGTCCGCTTCCGTCAGCACCGACGCCCTTTCGCTTCGGCAGCACGCCGCCCCGGGGGACGATGCGGGGCGTGTCGTCGTCGCCCCGGTGCGTGACGGTCTGGCGGTCCTGCTGCCCCAGCTCTTGCTTGCCGAGCCAGATCAGCATGGTGGGGTTGCCGTCCATCGCGAGCCGCGTCTGGGCCTCGCGGATGGCGAACCGCCGACGCGCCCTTTGTTTGGCCAGCAATGCGGAAAATCGGTTCTTGACCGTCTTGTCGTCGACCCCGATCAGGTCCCCGATCTCCCGGTTCGACGCACCGCCGTAGGCCAGCTCCGCGACGCGGTTCTCGTCGATGTCCTTGAGGGGTCGCCCCACGCCGTCACCCCTGTTCCTTCGCCTTCAACGCCCGGTCGATCTCGTCCGTCAGATACCACCGGGCCTTTTCGAGGTCTTCCACCGTCGAGCCCTTCAGCCCCGCGCGCCAGAGGTACTTGATGACGTTCCCCAAGTTGAACCCCATGTGCCGGGTGACGTCGATGCACTCGATCCGCCGGCCGCACTCGCACCGGGCGGGGTGGCTGTTGTAGTGGCTCGGGTGGTGAACCGGGTCGCTCATCGCTTGATCCACCACATCCGAACGAGGCCGATCGCCCCGCACACCGCGCCCGTCGCGAGGATCAGCGGCAGGCAGAGGAACGCCAGCACGAAGAACGCCAGCTCCGCCAGCACCGCCAGGGCGCAGACGACCAGCGTCAGGCACTCCCGGGCGACTCCCCGATGCGTCGCCGCTCGGCGTCCATCTTCAGGGCGTGGATCTCGTCCCGGTGCCGCATCTCCTGCGCCGCCTGGAGTTCCCGGACCCTCGTCTCGACCTGCGCCCGCTTGTACGCCACCACGGCGCCCGTCAGCGACGCCGCCGAGAAGAGGATCGGGGGCACGAGGTCCCACGACGGGCCATGTTTGAGGATCGTGGTCAAGAGCCACGTGATCGACCCTCCAGTCGCGGCGGCGGTGCTTGCGAAGAGGGATTGGCTTGACGGCATCGGCGGCGCCTCCGTGTCGTGATCGGTCATTGTCTTGATCCTCAGACATGAGTCGAATCACGGCAACTCATCCGCCGATGGATTTGTCGTAATCGTCCGGGTGCGGGAACGCGGCCACGTCGATCACCTTGTCGCCCTGGCGGAGCCTCCGCCAGACCTCGAGCACGAGCACGCAGACCGCCGTCACGAGCCCGACGTCGCCGGGGGCGACCCACTGGTCGATGGAGCCCGCGAGCGCGCGGAAGACCTCGTAGGCTCCGCCGCCCGCGAGCACCGTGGTCACGGCGATGCGGATCAGCTCGGCGACGTTCAGGTGGTCCTTGAGCGCGTCGGGGGCGGTGCCGAGGAACGACAGGATCGAGCGAATGATGAGGGTGGCCTTGATGCGGTCGATCATGTCATCCTTTCGGGCCTGAGAGCAGCTTGTCGAGGTGGTCCTTGATGCCGAGGGGGGGATAGAGTCGCTGCCCGAGGGCCTTGTCGCCGGGGGACAGCACGCGGTTGAACCCGGTCGCCCGCGAGCGTCCCTCGGGGCGCAGGAGGGCGGCGGGGACGGGGTAGAGCATGATGCTCGCCGGGTCGTACCCGCCGTTGGTGATGAGCCGCTGGTTGTAGACGTCGAGGACGTTCGCCTTCGTCGTCGCCCGGGGCCAGTTGTTCGGAGGGCCGGCGTAGAAGCGGTAGACGGCTTCCTCGTCCCACGGGATGTTCGCGTCGGGGTTCTGGTGCTCGTGGATCAGCCCGAGCATGTGCCCGACCTCGTGCAAGGCCGTGCCCATGTCGTCCCACCCCAGGTTCATCGTGGGCTGGGGCTCGGGGATCAGCAGGGCGTCGGTGCCGAGCATCGACCAACTGCCGAGCGTCGGGTCGAAGGCGATGCGGATCTCGGCGGCGCCGCCGTTGTCGCGGACGGGGACGAAGCGGATCGAGGTGTATTCCATCCATTCCGAGAGCGCGTCGCCCGCGATGGCTCGGCTCTTGCGCTTGCCCCCGATCATGCGGACGCGGAGGGTGCGGCCCGGCTTCCACAGGCGCGACGTGAGGGCGGCGGCGTGCTTCGCGACGGGGGCGGTGAAGTTGAGCGCGGTCGAGCCGTGCGCGTGGTTGTCGGGGCGCTCCATCACGGCGCAGCGCAGGCACGCCACGGGGTCGGGCGGGGCGACGACGGTGCAGGTGCGGAGTTCAGTCATCGCGTTCGGCGCGTTCCTTGCGTTCCCGGATGGCGGCGACGCAGGCGAAGTAGGTGCGGCGCGAGATGCGCATCGCCTTCATCGTGTCGACGTCGGCCCAGCCGCGCCCTCGGAGGGTCGCGATTGCCCGCAAAACGTAGGGATTCTGCGGGATTGACGGGCGCTTGCGTGTCTTCATGGGGAGATTTCTTCCCTTGCATTCGCTCTGCCGGTCCTTTGCTCAGTATACTTTAAGCACCCGGACGACGACTAAGATATGAGTCTGTGCGAAGTTAACGGAGTGCACGCGATGCCCACCAAGCTCGTCCCCTACACCGACGCGGCGGGGCGGCGCCACTGGGTCGAGGTCGAGGCGGACACCGCCCGGGCGCTCGACAACTTCGACCGGGCCATGCGGAAGCGAGAGCGGGCGTACCGTGCCCACGTGCGGACCGAGACGGACGTCAAGATCCGCCGCGAGGTGCGGCCGAGGAAGGAACGGTCGGCGGGTCGGCTGAGGGGATATCTGAACGTCGAGTTGGAAACCGCGTTCAGGGTGATGAACCGGGTCGACCCGGGGAACCCGTGGGAGGGGCCGAGGTTCTCGTTCTCGCATCTCCTCGGCGAGTCGCCGACGTGGATGAGCGGGACGATGAACAGCGACCAGAACGTGTGGCGCGACGTCGGCGGGGTTTGGGTGTGCGGCTTCTGCGGAGGCGGAAAGCTACAGACGCATCAATATTGTTTAGGGTGTGACCGATGCGGGAGGGATAAGGATTTTCTATGATCGACGCGGCGACGATGAACGTGAGCGACCTGGCGCGGGCGTTGGGCGTCTGCACGGCGACGATTCGCAGGATGGCGGACGTCGACGGGTTGCCGGTGCGGCGGCTGCCGGGGCGCAAGGATCGGCGGTTCGACCGGATGGATGTCATCAACTGGCTGGCGAACGACCCGAGCCGGCACGGGA